AATACGCGTATCCTCTTTGGTACTTTGAATACCTTCCGCATCTTTATACTCATCTAAAGTTATTAAATTTGCCATATTTACAAGTCCATTAGTAAAAACGTGGGGGAGAAACTCTCCCCCTTGTTTTTATACTGTTAAGTAGTATTAAGCTTCGTTATCAATCTTAACAGAAGGCTGATGTGCTCCTGAACCTGCACTGATTTCTTCGAAACCAAGGGACTGAGTAGCGACGATAACACGACGCTGGTTCATTACTTCATAATCCTGTTCAACAGTTACACCACGAAGACGAGGGATTACATAGTTACGAGTATTAACAACAAATGCTGCCGGAGTAGTATCTGCTGTTGCAGGGAACTCTTCCGATACAACTACTCGAGTGCCGTAGACGGCTCCAACAGTACCAGTTACTCGTGCTGCGAGATCAGATCCTACTTCATCCAAAGTTTGGAAAGCAGTATCATTCAACAGATCGTAGTAACTATCTTGGCTAACGATATACGCAAGGTCAGAAGGATTCAAACCATACTTACCCATAGCTTCGCGAGCGCCAAGCAACATTGCAGCAGTCAATCTAGTACCTGCGCCTACAGAGAAGGTACCGGGATCATGATTAGGCGCGAAATTGTCAAGACCTAAGATAGTACCGTTACCCATTAGCATAACATTCTCAACTGCATGAGCGTGTGCTCGTGCAACTGATTCAACAATCATAGGCATCAAGTTAATAAGCACTTGCTCATCTATATCATTATCCATATAAGAACTAGAAATCAGACGATAAGCGTTTAAGACTACTTGCTTAGGACGGAAAGTATCATTAGTTGCTCCTGCCTTCAAGTTACCACCAGTAGCATTAATTGCCCATGCAGCAGCAGTTACATCCGGCTGGATTGGTAATACAGTAGCTGCGCCATTTACAGGAATTTCACGGAACAACGTAGCAACTCTAAGTTCGTTCTGAATTTCTTTCTCGATGAGATTAGAAACTTCCTGATCGATATCAGCTGCAGAAGTAGTATAGTCGATACCTGCTTTTTCCATCAAGTTCTTAGAGTAATCAGTATTCCAACCTTTCTGAGTAACTACACCCAAAATATGAGCTGTCATTAACTCTTGGCCCCACTTAGAAATATCGCCTTTCTCAGCACGATCTCCGAAAGTACGCTTGCTGTTACGCATAGCTTCAATCTCGTCATTCTTTTCTTCGAGCTCCTTGCCAAACTTAGCAAGTACTTCGTCGATTTGTGCGTCTTTTGCTGTAAGCTTAGCTTCAACATCAGACATTAATTGTTCTACGCCAGACTGGATTCCAGTCGTAACGCGAGTTTCTTGAGCTTCAATAGCGTCGGCTTCGGCTTTAGTGGCTTCAGCGTTTGCTTTTTCGGCTGCTTTTTGCTCGGCTTGCTTCATTGCGATTTTGGCGGCTGTATCTTCAGCTACTTTCTTTGCAAAAGCTTCCAAGTCGATGTTTTCGTTGTCCATCTTGATCTCCTGATCTGCGGATTGAATATCCGCGCTTTGAGGTGTGTTGTCACTAGCTATTCCCGAAGCAATATCTTCAGCATTAGCCAGAGACTGACCTGCTAGATCTACACGATTAGTGAAAGTTTTTTTGAATTCTTCGTATTCCTCTATGGAATCAAAAGACTTCGCGAGCGAAAAAGTAGCTGCTTGATTGCAGGGTACGGAAACAACCGAAACCTCAAATAACTCAGCGTCCTTAATCATCAGTCCATCGGTTTCTTCTATATAGTCCGCATCCTTGACTCTGAAACCGACAGAAAAAGCTCCAAGAACGCCATCTTTCACAAGTTCAGTAACATTGCCAGGGGCAGCTTTACTGATTCTCGCTTCCAATTCTAGGCCAGTGGGACCTGATTTTATCCCCGTGGCTCGACCAATTGGCTTGTCATAATTATGATTAAACAAGATAATTGGATTTCTTTCAAAGTTCTTTAGCCCACCTTTTTGCCAGGCTTCCGCTGAAATCGAGTCACCCGAGCGATCAAAATCAGCTGTACTTGCCATCCCACGAATCATTACAGAACCATCATCCTGTTCGTGACTCTTGAAAGTAGACGTAAGATTAAAGACTTTATTTATCATCTTTATCCTCTATTTACTGCTAGTTTAGTAGCAGGCTTGACCGCGGCCTTTGGCTTTGGTGCTTTAGGTGGGACAAGTTTTGGAGGATTCTCCTTTAACTTAATTTCTGCCCACACTTCTGGAAAACTGGCTTCTATAGTACCTAACATACGGCTCCAGCTTCCAAAAAGATTCAGTATAGCTCCCGCTCTTATGGGGGTTCGTGTTTTTACATGTTCATATTCACGTTTGTTAAGAATTTTACCCTCTTCTAACATAACCATAGATATAGCTTCAAGGGCAATATTTCTTTGTCTTGCACTTCCCATTACTCTTCTTCCTCTTGTTCGACAGGCCTTCCGCCTTCGTCGGGGTTAACTGCTGATCCTGCTATATTTGCAGGAACTCTTATTTCATCTGTTCCATCTATTTCGGGAAAGCCTAAAAGATCTCTAGCTTCAGCAACAGTAATAATACCACCATTAACTAAAGAAGTATAATAAGCTGACGAATCTCGTAGTTCAGGCTGTAGAGCAGGGATATTAGTAATATCTTCCTTTAACTCAAAACCAAAAAATCTTTCAAGTCCAAAATTTATTTTTCTAACTATAGGTAATATAGTCTCAAGATAGTACATTCTCATATTTGGGCGAATGTTAGCGTTGTTTCCAGAGTCCAACATAATTGGAGGAACTCCTAACGCCTTTAAAATTATATTTTCATTGTCTGCTATGCTAGTTTGAAAATCCATCTCTTTAAAACTTACATTTGAAATCGAATCTATTTCAATACCGCCGTCTAAAATAAGGGGTCTACGACCTCCCGCTTCTGGTTGATATCGTTGTTGCCAAGACATCATCATACGTTCTTTAATTTTTTCAGAGAGAGTATTAGGCGACTTGAGAACTAAACCAGGCACAGCTCCATTCTTAAAGAAATTGTCTTGGAACTTACGCATCTTTGTCATCAATTGCATTGTACGAAGGGCGGGGCTTAAGCGTGGAACACCACGATAAATCGAGTAGAAAGAATTCTCTTTAATATGAATAATTTCACTAGGCTTATAATCTACTGTTTCATTATAAGTGAATTTAGCGATATAAGTATCTGCACTGGCATGAATAATCATTTTATTCGAAGGTAGATGGTATAAATGAGCACCATCATAATATATAAATATATTACCATCTAGTATATAATCAATAATTAAATTACGTTTAAAAGTATTTATATCTTGAAACGGATTAGGTTCTTGATTTAAAAGTAATTCAACTTTTGATCTTTTTACACCTTTTACAATGCTGGATCCTTTATGTTGTCCATTAACTAATGTTGGTATTTCTGCTGCATCATCTACAATAATATTAACGGCACGATTTACAATTTCTAGCTCTTCATATGCCCTCTCGTATGAGAAAGTTGGCTCTCTAGAAGCTTGGATGTCACTGCCGTAGAATTGTTGAGCAGGATTTAACTTCTCTTCTATCTCTACCGCTTTTCCTCCGAATAAGTTGTTATACCAAGCCATGTTTTTCTCTTTGAATCTCTACCCATCTCATTTGTCGCTGTGCATAAAACAGAGGTGGATCTTTACCATAAATTGAATGTAGTAATAAATGATGTTTATGACAAAGAGTCACAGTATCATCATACAACTCAGCAGAATGTTCTTCTATAAAGTCATCCCGTAGTGCCTGTATATACTCGGGATTATAGTTGTTCTTAATAAGCCACTGGTTCAATAGGGGCGTCAAACTATAAAAATGGTGGAAGTCTAACTGTTCCGTTTCGTCACAAATCTCGCAAGCCGAACCTTTCTCATACCTAGACTTTGCCTTATCACGTACATATTTGACTACATCGCGTTTTAACTTGGGCATTTTGGTTCAGGTTCCGGATTTTTTCATTAGAAGAATTATATCTACTTTGAGCTATGTTGTCAATAACTATTTTTCATCAGGTATCGTTAGAAGGAAATATTTGCAGTAATAAATGAATATAGCGCATATCGAAGTGCGTCTGCCATATGAGAAGCCTTATTATGTTTAGGTTTTTCTCTTGCAAGATTAGGATTAGAGTCCCATTGATATGCATCTAAACAAATTAGAGCTTGTTCAGCTTCTTGATCTATAAAGAGTTTATTATTATCAACAAGGTTTGCTACATACCCTATTCCATCTAACACAGACTTCTTTGCATTAATTGTAGAAATTCCATAGTTTTGTGCAAAATCAAAACGTGTTTGTTGTGCTGCTGAGTCAATATAAATATAATCAATATCCCAACGATCTATAAGTTTTTGTATTTCAAGTGCATGTTGTTCAGTCGTTCTTTCCGCATTCATATACTCATCTACTAAATAAAAGTTTTCTGTATCCCAATCATAAGCAATTACACAAAGTGCAGTAGGATCTTTGTAACCTACGTCCAACCCCGCGAATACATCCATATTTGAAGTATCAAAGTTAGATAAGTCTTTAACATTATTCTCAAAGTCAAACGTCCATATTTGACCTTCATAAGTATTGAAGTCAGCTTCATACTCTTGTCTAAATTCAGCCTCCGACATAGATTTACGTGCTTCCGCAATATCTATTTCTGACATTCTAGGATTATCTTCATAAGTCGCACGAATAGAACACCACTCAGCAAACTCCTCAGAGTAGCCACGATAATAAAACTCTGAAAACCAGTTGTTCCTTCCACGAGGAGTAGATATGAAAAGTGCTTTTGAGTTTTCTTTGTCTAGAGTTGGTCGAAGTGCTACATTGAAAGCATCCTTACCATCAGCTAATGCAGCTTCATCAAAGATAATTAGTTCATAAGAACGACCAACGCAAGAATCCACCTGATTGACAGAACCCATGCGTATTGTGGAACCATTGGATAACTCAATAACTTTATCCTTGGCATTATCTTTCGTTACCTCTAAATCAAAATGCTTAATCAGATTTCTCTGTAAATCAAAAGAAATCTGAGACAAGGCGTAGTTGGGGGACATAATAAGAATATTGGAGTTGGGTACTAGAGACACCAATTGACCAATGATGTTTGCAATGTATGTTTTACCTTGCCTCCGGGAGACGGCTGCAGAAATAAAACGATACTTTGGATTATTTATTGCATTAATAATTGCTACCTGCGAAGGTAGGGGATCGACACCCAATAACTTTAAATAAGGAGCTACTGGGAGTTTTAAGAATCTTGCCTCAGATTGTAACTCGTAAATTTGATCTGACAGAATATCTCTTCTGCTTATTTCAACCGCCATTTAATTGTACCTATGAATCAGTGAGAGAACCTATATGTGTACCTCTTTTTTCGTGTCCATTCCATGCCATAAAACCTGCTGCACGAAGAGACCAGTATGCAAGATAGTTTAAAACTCTAAAACCATTTACTTCAATACAAATATCACGAAATAAACCATCCATATGTTTCTGATTATGATATCCAATAGTAGTACCATCTTTCTTCAATAGTGTAGCATATTTATACCCATAGTCATGTATTAAACCGCCCATAAGCAAAACACCTACTGGTGATAAGAAAGTAGCTAGGAATTTAGGTACAGAAGCTCCATCAAACTCAAAACCATCAGGAACTACATATTCCTCACCTTTGATACTATAATGAAAATCTTCACAAATCACCCACTTACGAGTGGTTAACAACCACATTAAAATACCTTTGAAAAACCCTTTATCTTTTGTGGCAATTGGAAGAGGTTGCATTTTAGGCATCTCGGGATACTTAAATTGAATAATATCCTCTTCTTCTTTATCAAACTTGTTTACAACATAGCCAATAATAACTAACACTCCGAGTACAGTCCATTGCCAAAAGGTTACCGCAAGATCTACTAACATTTCCATTATTTCTTACCAAAAGCTTCTTTGCCATAAAAAGCCGCTACAATAGCGGCCACAGCGACGAAGTACGTAGGTGCCATATCACCTAAAGTTTTTGAAGCATTAGTTAGCCCTATTAATTCTGCAGTCACTACAGCAGCAGGGTATAGTAACATACCAAACAGAGCAAACCAAGCCATATTACGTTGAGCATCCCTCATAGCATCTGCATCTTCAAGTTCTTTTCTTTTTGCCTCTAAATGCATTTCTAGCTCTTCTTTAGAAATATGTCCATCATTATTTAGATCTGCACTATCCATCCCATCTACAGTAGTTGCCATTATTTCTTACCCCATTTGTATTAAGGTGACAATTACACCTGCTAAGAACAAACATACTGTTCCACCCATAGTCAATATACGAGACTCCATACGATTTAATGTTTTCTCAATTTTATCTAATCGTCTAAAAGTCGTTACCCAACGTTCTTCACATTGTGCTTCATGCGTACGAAATTCTATTTCTAAGCTACTGTTCGATTCCATTTAGAAGTTTTTCCATAAGGCTGCCATAATTGCCTTGACCAAAAGGAACAGATTCATTAATCTGTACATTAGTCTGACTCTTAATATTGCTGCTCTCTGCCTTGGTGAATTCAGTTTGTGCTTTGATTTCATCCATACGCATTTTATGTGCCATTTGTAATAAATCAGCTAAGTCCTTACTTGAGTATACACCAGATTCTTGTGCTTCTTCAAGTTTAGATGCAATCATTTCATCTAATAAAGAACCTATATTATTTTTATTACGATAACCTATGTCTAAGTATACAGTATCTATATATTTTTTTACCTCTCGTTTATTTAAGAGAGAAACTACTTCTTGTTCGCCTACTTGAAGATAATCGCACACACCTTTAATATTTCCAAAT